GATAGGATGGATATAATACCTTCCCTTAAGAATTTATTTACTGCCTTTCTTTTTACATCTTTCTTAGCTTCAGGAGAATAAACTCCAACACCTTTTTCCATTTTTTGTTTGTGTTGGTCTAATATTTTCTGGACATCGCTAACAATATCATTCTTTATAGAGTTAGAAATTTCTTTCTTTTCTCCTGCAAAGATTTTCTTGATAGCTTTCTCAACTTCTTGTTCTACATCTTCCTCTTTAGGATCAGTCTCTGGCAAAGCCTCAACTTTTTCCACATCTTCAGATGCTAGTTCTTGAGTGTCTGCATCTTGAGTTTTCAGTTCTTTTCTCAAAGAAACTTTTTCCTCTTCAGTTGCAAAACCCTTTGCTAACATTTTTTTCAACATTTTTAAAAAGTTCATATAGTTTATTATTTAATTTTTATTAATTGTCTTATTGCTCTGTTCACCATTTGCTTTCTCTTTTCTGCGTCGACCTCGCGCTGAGATAACCGCTGTATAACAGCAAGTGTTTCCTTTAATATTTCCTTTCTTCTTAAATCATTATTTTCAACTATCCTCTTGAGCGCCAAAAGTTTTAAATTCTTTTCTTTTGGAGCTTCAATATTTTCCTCAATTTTCTTTTCAATTTTCTTTATTTTTTTCTCAAATAGTGCCTCCGCATTAGCAGGAACAGAAACTGCTGAATTCTCTAGCAATTCTGACTTTATTATCGCCCCAGTTTTTTCATCAAATTCCATAGGTATAAAACCAACTGAAGTAGCATTCAAAAATCCACCTAAAGCCATTTTATAAGCTAATAATCCTTTTGGATTATCCAACATAAATTCAATTTCACCCTTTAACTTTCCCTCAACTATTTTTATTTTCTTAACCTTTCCAATTATGTGTTCGATTGAATCATAATTGTGAGAGTCTAAAAATACAGGGTTCTTTTTAAAGTTTTTTAAGTCCCAGTTTTGCTCTACAACATCCATGTGTCTATCTGTGTTAGATGTTGACATAATAACACTGAAAGAATTGTCTGAATCTTCTTTTTTAATATATTCAGTTTTAACACAGGCGCATAAACCAATGTGCTTTCCCTTAACTTTTTCCCAAAGCTCTTTTTGATTTTTTACCTTTAAATCAATTAATGATTTATTAGTAATTTGATAAAATTTCTTTTTCATATTGATTAATTAATTTATTTTTAAATAAAACATTGGCAATTTATCGTTTCTTTTGCTCCACCATCTGGATCACCCGGAAACATTAATCCATTACTAAATACTGATCCAAGCGGCCGCTCTTCTCCATCCATTGCTAAATGGTTATCTCTAACCCCACCTTTTATTCCCGGCGCCCAAACATAAATCTTGATAGGCATTGATGCCTGCGTATACCCTTGAAGTGTTCCATATTGAGTTACACCATGCACTTCAGTCCTTGCGATAACCTCAGCTCTTCCTTTTTCTATATTTCCATAAACATCTTTTATTCTTTCAATAAGTTTGGCTCGGCTTTCTCCTGAATCTAAACTTTCCTGAAATTCACTTTTTAATTTATCAAAAGTTGTATCATTTATTTGCTTAGAAAAAACTGATACCTTTTTATCTAACCAGCCGGCAATAGCTGGAGTCTCATAATATTCCCAATCAGATCCAGCAATCTCTTTTGAGTCCTTGGCTGATTCTTCAAGTAAAATACTTAAAATTGGTAAAATTGTCTCCTTGGCTATATTTATTTCTAGTGACCCCTGAAAAATATCTGCTAATAGCCCCTTTTTCTTAAATTGCTTCTCTCCTTGAAGTTTTTCAATCAATCTGGTACTTTGACCCCTAAAGTACTCTAGCATAGCACCTACCACCAATTTCTGGCGTCTGTCGAGGCGTTTAACCTGCAGTGAGTGATAAATAATACGATTATCCTTATCTCTTAGTGGATGATATAATTTCTTGATATTTTTTTTAATTTTAGTGGGTGCGGTTTCAGCCAAAACTTCTTTTCCTAGTGCGGTAAGATTAAATGGAATCATTATGTCGTTTCCATTTGCGATAGGAGAAAGACCCATCATTTCTCTTGCTTCATTTGGAGTTAGATAATAGTTTTTAATTCCATTCTCGGCATCCTTCCTTTTTTCTTCTTTATTTTCTGGCGTAACATCTACATGCCCGAGTTCTTGATTTTCTGGAACAAAATATTCATTTAAAGAATTAGCTAAAGCATTCTGCATTGGTTCTATTTCTTCATTTAAGAAAATTGTTATAGATGATTCAGCGTTAGAAAAAGTCTGTCCGGATGTTAATCCAAGTAGTGAGTGAGGAACTCCGGTAAGAATAACAATATCATCTATTGTTAATTTTTTTGTTTCTAAATAAGCCAACTCTTGTGGGCTCATCGCTAATTTTTCATAACTAGCATCGCCAGCTAAAAATAATGGAAGGCCAACCTTACTCGCCATACCATATTCTTCCTGAAAGCCCTCTTTTAAAGCAGTTAATTGCTCTTTTGATAAGCTACCAGTTTTAAATTTAAAAACTCCCTCCACTCTTCCACCATTTTCTAAAATTTTTGATTGATATTCTTCAATTTGTGTCAGTGTTTCAATTTGCCTAATTCCCGATCTTAGCAAAGACTCTCCCCTTAATGGGTTAGCTGGATCAGGATTGTGAGAATAAATAATTTTCCCCCCGTCAATTGAATGATCTCCTTTATCTGTTTTATGATTAACGCTTATTAATTCTCCTGTATCTTCGTTAAAGTTAGGATGAACTCTATCAGGCCTCAAAAGATGCATTGAGGTAACTTTTGTTTTTCCGCCAACCTGTAACTCTGCATCGGTTAAAATATATGCCTCGCCATATATGTCTTTATATTTCTGCCATAGCGCCCAGAATTCTACCCCAGTAAAGGCAGGGCTAGGTTTTGAAAGTAATCCCATTATTGGGTCATTTTCTATTTCCTTTTCTCCTTGCTTTAGTGTAAATTTTATCTGGCCAACTTTCTTCGATCTAATATTCAAAGCCCTATTTACATAGAGAGATATCTCATAAGCATTTAAATAATCTTGCTTTGAGTGGTTTTTTTTATATTTTGAAAAAGGTAAAATAGAGAGGCTAGAAAATGGATTGTCTGCATCTATAAAGTTTTTTATTTTTAATCCTATTTTATGTCTTATTTGTTTTAGCATAAAAAAACCGATAATTAATACACTTAAAATGTATCTTCTATCGGTTTGTCCGTATGAAGTTTATATATATTATAATTATATACTAATTAATAAATTTGTCAATTAAATAATTTGTTTTTATTGTTTATTGCTGAATAAAATCACCTCTTGAGTTTCTTTAACAATAGCCTTAACTATCTTTCCACGATTAAAAGTATATTCAACAGTAACGCTTCCAAATTTTATACGCTCTGCCAATTCATTTAATTTTTGTATTATTTCTTTTGTCATAATTTTTTATCCAAAACCTATATAATCTTGTTTAAATTTGGCGATTTGGTTATACCTAATACCATCGATAGAATGGTTAAATTCATCTATGGGCTCGTTAGTCGGCTCTTTGTTTCTGTCTAACGCCCACTTGTACTGCTTTACTTCAGTATCTAGATTAATACTAGATTCAGTGTAACTAACATCTTTACTCAATAATAGGTTCACTCCCATACGGATACTATCTGCTCCCTTTGGCGCAGGTCGGATATCCCACCCATACTGCCTCAATTCCTCAATTGATTTGGGTTCGGCACTATCCGCCCAAATTATTTTATTTTTATCTACTCCCAGTTTCTCCATTTTTTCAGATAGCCGCTTATTTATCAATCCAGTTTCATATATCAATTCTCTGCAATAAATTTTGTCATTATGTTCCTTGATTGCAGTTAGCGAGGCTGGATCGCAATTATGGACAAGTACACCATTAGCGAAATATTCGTGGCAATCTTCGACTGTTAAATCAAATACTTCTTCTTTTTCTTTTTGTTGCTGTAAGGATACTCGCACATTTACCAGAACATGAGTTTCTTTTGTAATATGATGATGATATAAATTTTTTACCGCAATTTTCGCACATATATTCTTTTTTACTATCTCTTGTATTAAATCTCTTTCTACAATTTGCACCACAAAATTTTTGATGAACATTGGTAGGTATAATATCTTTACCACACTCAATACAATTTTTAATCCTTTCCTTAGCTGTTTCAATCCCTTTCTTTCTTCTTTTGACCCAGTTTTCTTTCGTATATCCGAACCTTGATCTAATATCATCCATTGCTTCCATGGTAATCGAACCAAGAGCATCTTTGTAATGAATTTTAATATGATCTGAAATAGATAGAGCGATAAGATTTTCTGCTTTATTATTGAGTGGATTTTTATCGATATGATGAATTGAAAAACCAACAGGAATTTTTCCAAAACTTTTCTCGTAAATATCCCTATGTAAAATCCTACTCTTTCCATTTTTTTTGAAATAGAAATAATTAGGGTGTTTTCCGTTTGGGTATCTATAATATATTCTTCCCTCAAAGGTTTCTTCAATTCGCATATAGTTTCTTCGTTTAATAGCTTATCAACTTCTTTCCACCCATTTATTGTATAAATACGATGATTTCCTGTTGCTATTATACGCTTTCCCAATCCAAAGTTAACACTATATACTTTTTTAAATCCTCTACTTCCTGACCATGTAACCTTTTTATAACCATTTCTAGTAAAAACTTTATCGCCTACTTTCACCTTATCCAGTCTTTTCTTTCCACTACTTGTTTCAATAATAGTATCTCCACTTAAACATGTAAATCCAAAATCAAGTCCATAATCTTCTGGATAGGGTAAGGCCTCATATTCAGAGTCGCTGATAATTTTCCAGTTTTTAAAAATCCTTCCACGCTCGCCCTCGCTGATTAAACCCATAATCATATTGTAATAGTGATCTGGATTTGTATTTTTATAATTCTCGTAATTGTCTATTGTTTTTTGGTTCAGGTTTTTTTTATTATCTAAATATGTCCCACCAATGAAAATAGTATCCTTGGCTGTTTTTTTTAGCTCTGCTTTATAATAACCATCTACACTAGAGCTAGTTAAATTAAACCATCTCTTAATTATCCAGTGAGTTTTATGTGGACAATTTAATAATAAAATTATTGTTATGTTTGATTTAATGGTTCTAAGTGAATCATCTAATTGTTGAAAATCATCTTCACAAACTTCATCTGCTTCCTCAATTACAACAATATTAT